CTTGTTGAGCCGCTCGGATTTGTGCGAGTTGGCTATTGTCACCTCGAAGGTAACCTCTCCATGCTCGAACGAGAGCGTCTTCTTGCTTGCTGTCTTGTGCCACTCCGCCCATGATGGACGGGTTGTTACCCTCTGCCATTTGGAATGAACGAGCGTTGTCGATTTGGGAGCGAAGTTCAAGCTCCTTCTTTGCGTCGAGCATGTCGGCAACTGCCTTGTCAAAGCGGGCTTCCACGTCAGCGGGCATAACTTTCTTGCCGGCGTATTCGCTTCGGGTCGCATCAACAAAACTTACCGCTTCGCTCAATATCTGGTTGAGTTCTTGGTTAGATTTCATCTTAGTAGTTTCTCCAACTGGGCAAACTTCACCGCTTGAAGCTCTTGAACCGTTGGCTCATTTGCTCGGGTCAGTAGCTCATTCAGATTGCTCCGAATCGCTTCTAACCGCTCAAGGGTTGATTTCCCAAGTGTCTTGTCTTGAGCTTCACGAAGTACGAGTACCTCGTTGGCTCTGGTTGTGACAATCTCAACCGCATCAAGAACGGAGGAGAGTTCGTCTGCGAAGGATTTGCCAGCATGAGCACCCTTCAAACTGTTTCGGACTTCCGAGGCTTCCGATTCTGGAACCGCCGGGAAGTTGACTTGGCTTACCTCATATACTTTCGCCAGTCGCATGATTAAGTAGCATTCACGGTTACACTTGCGAATGGACTCGACATTAAAGAGGTTCTTGTCCATGCCCAAGGTGTCAACCATTCGGAGCATCTCCTCTCCGTTCTCAAACTCAAGGTAGTCACCAATAGTGAAGCCGATACTCAAGCCCACCTTCTTGCCAGCAGCCAATCGCTCAAGTGCCACGGTGCGGGCATCCTTAGCGGCTGGGGTTGAGTGATATTCCACCTCGACCTCAACGCCTACGCCGTTATCGGTTGCACTCTTGATATAGCCAATGGCGAGATCGTCGGCATCATGAGATTCAAGGAAGGAACCGTTCGCCACAAAGTCTGGAAGGGCGGCGGTAGCGGAGCCGGGAGCGAACACCGAGCAGTAACTATCTAACTCCCCGTACTTTAATGCCATCCCTTTTAATCCACCGTTAGAGGCTTCTGCCCCTTCCATGCGGAGCTCGAATTGGCGTTCTTGTCTTGTATTAAAATTCATTTGTAAAGACTTCTCTTCTTTTATGACGGATTCGTACGCCCTTTTGAACCATCGCATACCCGGCTCGCCTCCCCAAAGAAGGGCGGCAACCATTGCGGGGCTGTCCTCTGGCTCATCAAGGAAGCGGGCGTTTCTTCCCCACCATCGGTTACCCTTACGAATCTTCGCCTCGGTCTGCTCTTCGCCTCTTGCCATTGAGCGGGCTTCTTTGATGGTGGCTGGCTCTAAGCCGTCCCCACCCTTACCTTCCTCAAACATCACCAGACCACGCTTACACGCTCTCTGTACTCCAAGTGGTGGAACCATTATATTCTCTGCCATTCTCAATCATTCTCCAATACTACGGGCTTAATTGTCTGCACCTTCTTACCGCCGACCTCAAACTCCAGATGGCATTTACAGTTCCCAAGGCAAGGCGTATCGCAAGCTCCCGGCGTGGTGAATAGGTCATCCTTGAAGTAGGGTGAGATGCTTGCTAGCCGTGGACAATCTGAACAATGTTTCTCAGCACCACCCAGCACCCAAGTTATCTCTGTTTCGAGATCAAGAGCGTCTACCGAGGCTTGAGCACTTATGCCCCTCGCCTTGCCCATGTACAACTTTTGGCGGTTGAGAATTTGGTCGAGCATCAAGTCACCCGCCTCATCGGTGTAACGCCCGTCGAGGATGTCATCTATAAACCCTTGGAGGTACTCGGCGTCATCGTCTGCAATCGCTCTGGCTGCTAGGATGTCGAGTTCCTCAAAGCTGGTCGGGTCAAGACTCACTAAGTCCCGCCCAATCCAATGACTGTTAGCGTTCGCTTGGAGAATGGCATCAAAGAAGTTGTCTGCCCATGCCTCAACGTTTCCACCGTTTACCAATCGCTTGCTTGCGTTCTTGGCGGTGTTCCAGTTGAAGTTCAACATATCTTCATACCATTTCTGATAACTCCGACCGGGCTTATCAAAGGCGGCTGGCATCGCACGAAACTCTACCACCTTGGGAATAAAGGTGAGCTTCCTTGCGGTGCTTTCGGTGATATGGTTACACGGCATCAGCTTTCAAGTTGAATGTCTTCAAGCCGTCTTAGTTGGCTCTTATCGTACTTCTTAATGCTTCGGGTGGTTGGGAGTGGGCTTGCCAAAGCGTTCATGTCGAACCACGTCCGAGGGTCTGCCAAGTCGTCTTGGAAGCCGAGTGCCTTTCTGAATTCGCCACGGGTAGAGGCTCCCGCCTTGAACGCTAGTTCTGCCCTTGTGTACTTGGCGGTAATATCCTCATCCAGCTCACGGTAAACGCTTGGGTCAAAGGCTAAGAACTCATTTGGCTTCAGCCCTAGCCCCTCATCAGCAAACGCCTTGTCGAGAGTCGCTGAGATAACGCTGAGCAAGGATAAAATGGTGTCCTCAATGAAGATTTCTCTCGCCTCTGAGATGTTGTTATATGTCTTAGAATCTGAGGGTAAACCAACAATCATCGGGTCAACCCCAAGCGAAGCGAGAAGCTCGGTCATCGTATGAACCTTCTGCTCAATCGCCTTGATGTCGGTCGGCGACATTGCAACCCGTGTAATCTCGAAGGCTCCCGGCAAGTCCATCGCTTGCCCTCTTCGGTCACGGCTGAAGCTTTGCCAACGATCACGCATAGATTTTCTTTGTTCTTGCGTGGGTTCCATGGCGTTAGGGTCTTTCGGTGAGAATATCACACCGGGAATACCCATGTTTGTCATCAAGGTAGCGGCGTAGTTGCTCGCCTCGTTATCGGTAACTACTTGCCTCAATGCGGCCATCAATGGAGACATTCCAAGGGCTGGGTTTGCAACATCTACCATCCCATCCCTAAAGTGGATAATCTCGGAAGGAGCGGCATAGAACATCGCACCGCCACCGTAAGGGGTTATTTGATAACGGGTAATAAGCTCGTTCCCATTGTTGGGAGAACCGTCAACGTGTATATCGCTCTTCGGTACGACTTGCCAAGGCATCAAGGGAGCCAAACCAATCAAGAACCCCGTCTTGCTACGTCTCTTCAGAAGGTAGGCATTTCCGTAGACCTTGAGCGGGCAAGCAATGGCTTTAAGGATTGTCGCCTCATCAAGTCCCGGCATCGGTGCGGTGAAGGAGAATAAGCGAGGGTCTGGTTTGTAATAGTAGCTACCGTCTGGGTTGATTGTCTTAACCGTTAACTTGGCTTGAGCTACCTTCTGAGCAATCTTGCCGAGTCCGATAGCTACCGTCGAGTTGCTTTCAATCTGCCCCGCCTCGGTTCGCCAGTTTCGGTCTGTTGCCCCGTATCTGAGGTAGCCGCCCATCGTAGACGTTCCACCGACAAAGGGGATACCCGTAAATTGTTGGTCTCGGTTCCGTGGCTCCCGCCCGACTGCTCTAATTTCAAGTCCAAATATTTTCATTCGCTACCAATTCCAAACATTGTTACTACTCACCAACTCGTTAAAGGCTCCCGCTAAAGCGTCCACTTGGTCATCATGCTTGCCCGTGGGGAATTGCCTAAGCTCTTCAAGGAAGGCGGTGTTCCAGTTAGCCCTAATAAGAGAGACGTTACCACCGTTGAATTGTGATGCAATACCATCAGCTCTGGTCTCCTTGCTCCCCGTCTCCCTTACTGCCTTGGCGTTGTAACCACTCAAGAGGCGAAGGTATGCGAGGGCTTGGTCTTTACCCGCACTGCCGGGATCTTCTGGAACCACTACCCGAACCGCTACCCCGTCTTGTCTTGCGGTCGCTAACATCCTCTGATTTCTGGCATCAGTTGATTCTTGGAAGCGTTGAACGTCGAGCACATAGTACCGCCCGTTCGCATCCTTCCCGACCAATACCCCCGCTGTATAGTCACCCTTCCCAGAGCTGGCTGCTACGTCCCACTTCCGCACCCGCTCAACCATTGGCGGTAACTCCCGCTCATCAATGAAGCTGGCTCGGTCTACCTTGAAGATTGCACCGTCTCGAAGGCTTGGGTTGCCTTGGAAGAGGGCTTGGAAGTTGTACTCGCCCATCTGCCGCCTAACCGCCTCAAGGAAGTTAAGGGGCTTGACCTCCGGCCACAACGCTTCACCCTCAGCCCTTCCAAGCGGGTCACCCTCTTCTGCAATGGCGGGTAGGTTTATGAATGTCCAGCTATCATCTCCTTGAGCCTTGAGCCGTCCAATCAAGTCATCATGATGCCATCGGGTGGCAATGACAAACGCCTTGGTTCGAGGGAAGAAACGTTGTACCACCGAGCCCGTCCACCAGTCCCAGATGTTATTTCTTTCCGTCTCGCTCTCGGCTTGCATCCTATCCTTTATCGGGTCATCGCATACAAGTAAGGATATAGGGTTGATACCCGTAGGAGCTGAGCCAACACCTCGAGCAACCAGCCTTGCCCCGTTCGTTAGTCTCCACTCCTCCATAGCTTCAGACGAATTATCCAGAATGCCTAGCTCCTTGGCAAGCTCTCTGGCGGGTCTGCTAAGGTTACGGTTGGCAAAATCTTGAGAGTATCCCGTGAACACTATCGCATCTTGCGGGTTCCTCATCCCCCAATAGATGGGTAATCGGGTGGTTATGGTCTGGCTCTTGCCATGTCCCGGTGGAAGAGAGATAGCTACGTTCTGAAACTCACCCTTTATGGTCTTGTCTACGATCTCGCATAAGTACTCAACGTGGCGAGGATAGCTATAGTGTTTCGGCTTCTGGGTCTGATACCATTGGCTGAACGTCAAGGGCATCGCTTGGAGGTGGCTCAGTAACTCCTCTTGCTCTTGCAAGGTTAACAAGGGTAGCAATTCTCTCAATTCGTTCTGTGTCGGTAAGCCCTTGGAGTGGGTTATCTCCAGAGGTTGCGTCAATTTGTTGGAGTCCTCCATATTTGCCTAAAAGGTCAAGTGCCTTCATGTACTCTTGCGGGGTTGAGGCATTGTCCATGATTTCAAGGAGCCGAGGTATTCGGGAGTCGAACGCCTCAGCACACGCCCTCCGAATCTCGCTCTTGGGTCTGCCACCAGCTCCACGATGCCCGTATGTACCGCCTCTTTTAAGTGCTCCACCATGAGTTTGAGGAACCAACTCCTCAACAATCTCACCGTTAGTTTCACCGTTAGTTTCTTGGCTCATGAAGCTAAAGACGAGTTTACCCGCTGGTTATTTTCTGAACTCGGCAATCAAGCGGTCAGCCAGTACCCCTTGACCCGCCAGAATCAAGGCAACTCGGAGCTGGTCGCAGACCATGATAATTCGCTCGCCGTCTTCTTGAGACACCTTCACCACGAATACGCCAAGGTTCTTTAGAAGCCCTCCGAGGTTAAAGCCGATTCTGAAGTTGGCGTTCATAGTTGACCAAATCCTAGCCCCGTCAAGGCTCCAGACACCGCACCCGCTAACCATCGCTTGATAGCTAACGGCCAGTTGAAGTGCTCTATTGCCTCATTGCTTTTCCAAGCGTTGAGGTCAACTAAAAACGCCGATACAAAGCCGGACAAAGCCCCGGCAATTACTTTCTTTAATTGTTCATTCATTGTTAGGTTCCCTTACAAGATAGCCGTACATTGTACGGTGACAGTCTGCTCTTTGCCGACATAAAACTCTCTCTGGCTCAGCTCTAGTATAACCCCGCCGAACTGCTGGGGTGCGAGGTTCCACGCTTGGGCATAGCTTGGATTCGTACCCGCCTCTGTTCCGTAGGTCGAGAGGTATGAGCCAGTCATAATACAAGTGACTTGCTTGGTTCGTGCCTCGTTCCTTTTAGAGCGGTATTCCATCTTGGTTGCGAGGTCAATAAACTTGTTATGTTTGTGACCAATCCAGAGGGCGTCTACATCTCCTTGCCACGCTAACATTCTCTGAAAGTCAATGATGCCCTTGGTGACTGGAGCCGCCCCTCCCGCTCCGTGGTGTCTGTACATCAAGAAGTTTGTTAGTCGGGTCTGCCTCTTGAGTGTCACGTTCCAGTACCCGCACCAACCGCCAGCCTTTATCTCTACGTTGGGAAGCTGATTGAGACGGTAAAGAAGAATGCTCATCACGTCTATATGGTGACGCTTGGAGACGTGGGCTTCGTGGTTGCCAATGCCTATAAACTCTATCAAGTGGGCATACGGCTTCAAGAACTCGTAAGCCATTTCTATCGCCGCATCAATAGGCTTGAGGCCACCTTTAAGGAGTTCACGATCCAAAGCATCAAGGTCGAACCGCTTAAGGTCGCTCGGGAGGATAAAGTCGAATACATCCCCGTTTATCCCGATTCGGCAGTTGGCTGCAGCCATTCTTTCGAGGTCGTACTTGAGGGCTGGCTTGACCATACAAGAGGCTCCAAAGTGGAGGTCTGAAAGTAGCCCTAGTCTTGCTTTTGGCTCTTTGGCGGTTATCTCAAGAGTGGTCTTGATATTGTTGATGGGCTACCCCCGCTTGCGGTCGTCGAGGAGAATGTCTATTTTCGCCTCAATTTTTGCCACTTGAACGGCGAGACCACTTAGCCCCTCCGAATCCTTCTCAAGTTGTACTATTCTTTGGTGCAATTTCCCGCCCCCGAAGATGCCTAGAATAATGGTTGATAACCAGCCAAAGGTACTTGAGAGAAAGTGAGAGAGCCCGGTGAAGAAGTCGTTCGAAGGTGGTTCAGTTGCCATAGTTAATTATCCTAAAGAAATAAAGTGCGTCCATGAGTTTCTGAGGCGTGTTCTTCGGTAGCATCCTCCACCGTCTCTCTGGTTGCCAGTCGCTCCCGGCGTGGTGTTCCCCTCAATACTCATCACGCTCGTGATCGTCAAGTCGGTCACAATCCCGATGTGGTTACCCGTTGAACGCTTCCAGAGGCACAAGTCGCCCCTCTTCGGATTGCTCGTTACACGTCCCTCCATTCTTGCCCACGTCAGCCACGAATCAACGGCGGCAGAGGCTCGGTCGGTTGGGCCAGCGGTGAAGCCCGCTACATCGCAACAAAACTCAATGAAGGCGGCGCACCACGGATAACCTTCGCCTAGCTTGACACCCTCTAAGATAGCCTCAACCCATTCACCCTTATTGTTCCCGCCCACCTCTCTAACTTGGATGTCATCAGCAAGAACGGCGGCGGCAAGAAGTACAC